TGTTACTTGTCTTGAGGCGATTGCGGTGGCGGGTTCAAGCTATTCGATAGCTGGTCGTTCGTTTTCAAGAGCGAATCTCGGTGAGGTAAGAGATACGATTGCGGAATTGACCCTAGCCATTCAATCTGTTAATGGTACTCGTATCCGCACAACTTACACAAAGTTCTCGTGAAAAAAGCCCAACTAAATTTAATAGATAAAGCCGTTGCTTTTCTGAACCCGCAAGGGGCAGTTAATCGGATGATTGCACGACAAAAGCTCGTCAATTTCTCTTACGATGCAGTTAAATATACAAGGGAAAGAAAAGGGCCGAGTGCCCTTTCTGGTGCGGAAGATTATCGTTCCAATTATGACCGAGTAGAATTGATGAAGAGGGCGAGGGATTTGGCAGAGAATGTTGGCCTTGTCCGTTCAATCCTAATGAAGTTTGCCAGCCATACCGCCGCAAACATTTCCTACCAAGCCAGAACCGAGAACCCCGAAGTCAATACCGAGGTCGAGGCATATTGGGCAGAGTGGTGGGACAAGTGCGACCTAACCACAAGGCATACTGGCTCAACGCTTATGCAAGTGGCGATGATGTCGATGCTACGAGACGGCGATTTTTTGATAGTCCTCGCGAGAGACAAGGATGGCAATCTAAAGATTCAAGGCATTGAGGCAGATAGGTTGGGAGACCCATTCAAGGTTTATACAAGCCTAGATTTGATCGGTGGAATCCATATTGATAGGGATACTGGTTCTCCTACCGCATACGACATCTATAACCGAAGCATCGGCGATTTCTACACCTACCAGACAACCATCCCCTCAAGCCAAGCCTTCCACTTGTTCGACCCGCTACGCATTGACCAGTACCGAGGAATCTCCGCTTTCCATACAGCCATCAATGATTGCACGGACATCTACGATATTATCAACTTTGAGAAGATGGCCGCAAAGAACGCAAGCTCGCAAGCTGGCATCGTAAAGAGGAATAACAACAATGCCTCTGATCTCTCAAGTCTCACAAACGATGAAGACCTCAATGGCAACACGATCAAACTAGAAGCGATTGAGTCTGGCAAAATCTCCTACCTAGAACCGGGTGAGGACATTGTTTTCCCAGATGGGCCGAGCCGTCCCTCTGGTGCTTTCGCCGAGTTCCACAAGATTCTGTTGAGGAACATTTGCCTTGGGCTTGGTATCCCCTACTCATTCGCCGTAGACCCTTCCGCTATGAGTGGCCCGACTGCTCGCCTTGAGATGCAACAAGCAGGGCGAACTTTCCGCAGATACCAGAAGCTACTAGATGATAAAGTTCTTCGCCCGATTAAGAACATCGTGATTGCAGATGGAGTGGCAAGGGGATTGATTGAGGAGAATGTTGGGAGCAGAACGACAAGGGGCATTTTCAATTTCGGGGCGAATGTATCTATTGATTTAGGTAGAGAATCCGCTTCGGCCATTTCTGAGTTTAAGACTGGCCTCCGCACCGCCGCCGACATTTACGCCGAGCGAGGCCAAGACTTTGAAAGTGCTATGCGACAAAGGGCTATTGAGGCCAAGCTAGTTAAGGATTTGGCTGGGGAATACGAAGTTTCGGCAGATACAATTTCCGACATCGCTGCAGAGGGATTGACCAGAGACTCACAAAAAGCACAAGCAACCCCAGCGGAAGGCGAGCAGACACCCGCTGGACAGCCTTCGGACGAGGATATGCTTGGCGGTGCTTCACTCAATGGGGCACAAGTCGCATCCCTTATCAATGTTATAAATGCCGTGGCTATGGGTGCGGTTTCCAAGGAGGGTGCAGTATCTATCATCACCGCCGCCTTCCCGACCATCAGCCCAGACCAAGCAAGGGCGATCATCGCTGGGGTCAATATCGGAACAACCATTCCAACCACCAAAGAAGAGAAACAGCAGATTGGGAAAGACCAAGGCGGGGATACTTCGGGAGGCTCAACACCCCCAGCCCCAGAACCTACAACGCCCCCGACCGCCCCCGCTGGCACTTCTCAAAAAAAAAGTAATTTAGAGATTTTGGAAAGCCTCGACTCCGCATCTATCAAGATGCTGATTGAAGGGATGATGGGCGGTATTGAGTTGGCAAAATACGATGGGATTGATTTTACCCCACCACAAGGGGCTAGGGATGCCGCTAAAAGAGCCTTGGATGTGCGGGAAGGCAAACCATCCAGCCAAAGGGGAATGACCCCAGTAGGCATAGCCAGAGCTAGGGATTTGCAAAATGGGGTCAAGATGTCGCCAGACACAGTTCGCAGAATGAAAGCATTTTTCGATAGGCACGAAGTGGACAAGAAGGGTGCAACTTGGGATGAGCAAGGCAAGGGCTGGCAAGCGTGGAATGGATGGGGTGGCGATGCTGGCTATGCTTGGGCAAGGAAAGTCGTTGGGCAAATGGAAGCAAGGGACAAGAAAACAGAGTTCGTTGCCGGCAGGGATTGCGGGCAAGATGATGGTGGTACTTTCGGGCCAGACAACAAGTGTGCCGTAGGATATGGCAGACCCCCACTCAAGGGAGGCTACACGCCAACCCGACCCGGTGGGAAATTCCCCAAGGATTACAAAAGGCCAACATCTCAAGACGAAAGGGGCAAAAGGCCATCTCCACCAGTTGCAAAACCCGGATTGCCGCCTCCACCACCGCCAACTGGGAAACCTAAAAAACAAACAGAATCCGAAAAAAGGGTTTCAAAAATAAATGATAAATTTAGAAAAGATGGCATTCAAGCATTGCTTCCAGAAAATCCTAGAAGAGCAGAAGAAATAGAAAAGTCGTATAATAATCTAAAATCAAGGGGTTACGAAATCCCGCCGCCAGATCAAGTATTTACTATGGATTTGAAAAAAAGTTATGGCGGAGATTATGAGGGAGTATATGCAGTTGCCACAAGAAGCAAGGCTGGGCAAGAGCAAATGATTTTTAATTCAGCTAAATTCAATAGAGGAGATGATAGTGTTGTTTTGGATTTAGAGTCAGATGTAAGAAGAAAGTGGCTTTCAACAACAGATGTATTTGCTCACGAATATGCACATAATGCTCATATAAAGTCGATTGGAGAGAAAGACGCAGATATTTATAGGGTTTGGAAATTTGGTAAAATAACCTCTGTAACAGCATCCAAGGTTAGTAAATATGCTGGTAAAAACGCATTAGAGTTTGTTGCTGAAACTTTTGCTGGGCACGCAAATGGAAAGAAGTATGATAAGGATGTATATAAACTATATGAGTATTTCAAAGGGCCGAAACTAAAATGATATTTTCAGAAAAAGATTTTAATCAAGATAAGTATGATCGGGCTATGGATATATACATTAAGAGTTTATTTAACGGCAAAACCGAGGATATTTCAAAAGTAGAAAAAGAGGAACTAGCAGAACCATCTTGCCCAATCGCAACCCAAGATATCAAAACAAATCTAGCCAATAGGCAGACAGCGGTGGACGATGCGAACTACGGCCCAGCCAATCCTAACGAACCCAACGAGGACTATTGGAAAGCCAAGGCAGACGAGTTCCAAGGCGATGTAGGCACGGCAAAAAAGATGCTTTGCGGTAATTGTGCGGCCTTCGACCAGAGGAGCAAGGTTCTTGGGTGTATTAAGAAGGGGATTGGAGAGGACGCAAACGAGGTCGCTATTGGTGGCGATCTTGGTTACTGCGAGATATTTGATTTCAAGTGTGCGGCCAAAAGGACTTGTGATGCTTGGATTGTGGGTGGGCCGATTACAGATAAGAAAGAAGAACTAGCCCGGCCAGTCTCCCAAACCCCAGCCCCTCCCAAGGAACGAATCAAAGGCTCAAAGGAGAACCCCGAAGGCACGGCATCCACAAGGAGCAAAGCTGGTGACATTGAGATTTCAGCCGAGAACGAGGAGGCATTGAAGAACAAGATTGCCGAGTTCAAGGACAAGCATCCATCAAGGAAAGCCCCTACCCTTGGAGCATTGAAGAAAGTGTTTCGCAGGGGGGCAGGTGCGTTCTCGACTAGCTTTAGGCCAACGATTACCGGGGGAAAGCCAAACTCACGCAACGCTTGGGCGATGGCTAGGGTGAACAAGTTTCTCAAGATGGCGGGTGGGGGCGAGGTCAAGAAGTCATACCGAGCGGCAGACGGCGATCTTCTTTGACATAATCTAGGCATTTATGCCTTTACCCCTACCTTCCGCAGACGAATCAGAGCAAGACTTTGTATCCCGCTTTATGGGAGACGAAGAAGCAATATCCAAGTTTCCAGACGAAACGCAAAGGGCGGCGGTTGCCTATTCGACCTATCGGGACGAGGAGATGGAGGAAATGGAGCTAGGCGGGGTTTCAATTTTGGAGGTGGGAGAGGCTAAAGGACACGACCTTTTTGTGGATAAAACAAGCCTAGAAACCGCCCTCAAGCTTATGCAGAGTGCCAAGAATGGAACTAAGGCAAAGATGAATCACGGCTCTGGATTGGAGGCGGTTGTCGGTTTTTTAAGGAATCCCCGCATTGATGGGGACAAGCTAGTGGCAGACCTTCGCTTGCTCCGCAACTCGCCCCACTACGGATTGATTAAAGAGATGGCATCGGAAGCCCCAGACCAGTTCGGCGTTTCCCTAGCTTTCGTGAATGAGTCCGAGACCATCAATGGCAAGGATTACATTCGACCCCAGAGCATCGCCTCTGCTGATTTAGTTTCCAGCCCAGCCGCCACGAATGGATTATTCGAGGAGATGGTGAAGTTTATGGAAAAACTCGGTTATGTGCAAGGAGGCAAGACCATCCCAGCCGTAGCCAAAGAAGCCGTGGAGGAATCTCCACTTGACAAAAAGGACAAAACAAATATGGAAAACAATTATATGAAAGATATCGAGGACATCAAGGTTCGCTTGGCGGCCATTGAAGATTCGATGAAACCCAAAGATGAAATGAAGAAAGAGGAGATGGCATCCGATAAACCCTCCGAGACTCCTACTCCCGAAATCTCCGTAGAGGTTGAACCCTCCGAAGATAAGAAGGAAGAGATGAGCGAAGTCGTGAAAAAAGTTCTGACCGAGTTCGGCATTAAGCCCATCCCCGCTTCCCCTTCAATCGAAGTTCCTTCCGAGAAAAAGGAAGAACCCAAAACTTTTGAAGCACTCGTGGCCGCCCATAGCGACTACGGAACATCCAAGCTCAAGGCGATGAAAGCCGTGATGCTCTCCAACCCCAAAGAATACTCCGAGGCTCTGTCTCGTGGTATCACCAAACTCTAAACAAAGGATAATACTAAAATGGCAACACATATTGACGGAAGTGCAGTTCGCACTTTTAACTTCGCTTCGGCGATTTCGGCTTACCGATTCGTTCAAATCGGCACAGATGGATTGGCAGTAGCGGCAGTCTCCGGCACGGCTCGTGCAGTTGGCTCTACTATTGCTGATGTAGCGGCTGGTGACAACGGAGCAGTTAAGCTGTTCTACCCAACCTTTTTTGCAACTTGTGACACGGCGATTGCGGCTGGCGGCCTTGTGGCTACCAGCACGGCTGGCCTCGTAACAACTGCGGCCGCCAATGTTGGCGTTGTCGGAGTTGCTCTCGAAGGTGGTGCGGCTGATGCTGTCATCGAAGTCGCAGTTCCCTTAACCCAGTAATTTAACCAACCAAGAAAGAATATAAAAAATGAGTTACATTAGCGGCGGTTCAAGCATTCGGGCTGATATCAACCAAGCCCT